TTACTTTTCCTTTGTGAAAATGAAATCCCCCCAGAAGGGATTGAGATCACGAGGCCAGTCTTCAAACTCTGGTCTCGACCATTCGCGGTCATATCGTTCTCGACAATATGTATAACCGTCACACTTCCATCCATTCTCGACTACTTTCACTTCACCATCTAATGGTATAACGTCACGTCTCATGACGTGTCCAACAACCCTATAACCTAACTCACTGAGATAATCAAAAGTCTCTTGGTGATTTTTACTCATCTCCAGTTTGATCATGGGAGAATTGTTTAGTAGTGTTTGTTCTGCGCCTTTTAGTACTTCGAGTTCGTGACCCTCTACATCTATCTTTAGAAAGTGAAGGTCATCGATACCATAACTATCTATAGTTACAAGTTCGGTTCGAACAAGTTTATAAGGTTTTCTTGGGTCCAATGACAATGTGGATAGTTCGCCACCTTTGCTCGTTTTACAGATCTTCATATCGGCATATCCGGGCGCAGAACTTAGTGCCTTGTTGTGCACCTCAAAACGAGGAACATCATAGAAGTCATTGAAGAGTTTGCCATAGAATGACGGATTGGGTTCGAATGCGATTACCTTTCTGTAAGGGTAATTTATTGCTCTCTCACTAAACACACCTCTTGCCGCTCCTGCGTCTATAAAGGTTCCGTTAGCAACAATCGACGGGTCTAACCGAAAGAAATCTCCCAGTCTATTGGTTCGTTGTTTCGCCCTCATAATCCCATCCATTCCTTTGTCATTATATAGTCTCTTACGAGTCCGCTACGAACAATATCTTCCCAACTAAACTCAACGACCGAAAAGTGTTTGAGTTGTTCTAGGATCTCAAGGAATGTTTTGATACCGTTCTTATCACCCGACCGAGCAAAATCTGATTGTCGTCCATCACCACAGAAAATGATTTTAGAACAATGACCTATTCTTGTAATGACACTGTCTAACTCGTGTAGCGTTAGATTTTGACATTCATCAACCAGAACGATACTATGGTCGAATGTCACACCACGAATGTAAGATGTCGACTCAAACTGAATGTATTTGTTGTGGACCAACTTATCGTATGCGCGATCATCCTCAAAGAGGTCCGCGCAGGCCGCACGATATGGTCCAGTGAATGCATCAAGTTTCTCTTCGATGGTGCCAGGCAGAAACCCAACCTCTCGTGTAGGTACTGCACTGCGAATGATGCGAACTGATTCATACGGGGTTGACTTGTCCATCACCTCTTCGAGTGCGAGATACAAACCAAGGAAGGTCTTACCTGTACCCGCAGTACCGACCATAGCGAGGTTATCTCCCTCTCTCCAAGCGGCGTATGCTTCTTTCTGTGATTCGGTTACAGGATCAATCGTGCGTAAATCGTCAATACGAATGTGCATCGACTCTGCTTGTTGTTGTTTAGTCTTCATCTAGTTATGTATCGAGTTGTCAACGAAACCGTACTTGCGTTTTTTCTCTGCGGATAGACCAGAGTTACCACCGGCCTGTTTTTTGATTTGATCGAGTTTGTTCTTCCAATCACCCGATGTTTTACCCAACGTAGAATTTGTATGGGTGACAAGGTCTGGTACACCTGTATGGATTTGAGACCATTCTCCAGATTCTACCATCTCTTCTTTCTTGGAGATAGAGATTAGAAACTCTTTTACTTCTCCCGTCTCTGTGTTTTTTAGATCATATGTTGGCATAAATGTAGTTCCAGTTAATGAAAAAGGCCCTCATCTAGAGGGCCAGTTCCAGATAAAGGATCACCCCCTTAGTCGAGTTTCAGCTTGTGATATTGCGGTCTCTAAAAACAACTGTCGTTTAGCGACCTTGTGAGCAATATCTGCTTTCCCCCTTTTATGTAGTTTATGAATGTAATGTCCCAACTCTTGCGAGTCTTTTCTAAGTCTTTCTAATTGATTCGTTTGAACCATATACTCTCCTTATTGTTTTGGGGATATTAAATCATGATATTAGATCTGGAAATGCCTCCTTTACAAGTGTCTTCGTCAAGCCTTTGGTGGGTTCTTTGTTGATCATAGCGACTAACAACTCCGCATCACGCGGATGTACCGACTCACACATGTCGATGAATAGTTTCTCCCGTTTGACTGCGGGAAGACGCGAACTTTCTCTAAGACCTTTCACAAAGTATTTGAACTTCATATGTTCTTTGTGAAGGGAAGCGGGATGGGATGACTCATCTGCTGGGGTGTAGGGGACTTTGCCTGCGGGTAGATTCCACTGGACATTATCACTATAAGTACCCTGAAGAAGATCTCTCATAGCCCAAACCTGAGAGTTTTCTTGTAGCACCTTAATCTTGTCTTTCTTGGCACGTTGTTTAGATGCCTTATCTAGAATCTCATATACATCTAGGCTGTTCTTAATTGCCATAATATTTCTATTTCCTTAGCGCGTTATAGCTCATTATACACATATGTAGTGGGGATGTCAAGTGTTATTTACGCATCGCATCCATGTCACGTTTCTTTTGCTTGACCATAAGATCCAGATACTTTTTGTGTTTAGTGTTCTTGATCGGTGAAGTCGTAAACTTTCGAACGTCTTTGTACGCCCGTTGTGTCTCTTTGACGTAATCCTTGCCTTCACTGTTGTCTACGATCAACATGTTCTCTTTGCCAAAGATCGTCTGGAACTCACCGATGTTGTTTTGAATCGTTTTCCACATCTTGGAGACTTGATCGTCAGGAAGGGTTCTTGCTCGCATACGGTTACGCTTCAGTGCAGTTTGTTCATCTGTGTTGACAAAGATCATGGCGGTATCGTAACCTGCGTCGGCAAGATTCTTTCTTGCGGTTTTTACTTTAGCAATGTCTTTGCCTGTACCATCAATAACCAGACCAAGACGACCAACCATGAGACGATGTTGTTTTGTGTTGGTCAGTCTCTTTGCTTTTCCCCGAACCTCTTGTCCCTTGGTCGAGAAAATACCGTCTGGTGTCATGGGTATGTTGTTTTTCCTGAGTAAGAACTCAAATGCAGTGTCTGAGTTGATGACCTTATAACCCAATGATGGGAGACCCGTCCTACCCACGATGAATGACTTACCAGACCCAGGCCCACCTGCAAGGAATACTGCCTTGAAAATTGCGCCGTCTTCGACTCCCTCGCTTAGAAACTGTTCAAATGTTAGCATCTATTTTTTCCAGTTGATTTTATTTTCAATTCTATCTAGTTGTTCTTTTAGTGATTGATAACCTAACCCACTAGTAGCATTTTCTATTCGTTCTTGGTTAGAATGATCTTGTAATTCCTGTTCAATGTTGTAGATTTTTTCAGTAATCTTTTCCATTGCAGATTTAAACCACCACACGCAACCTGCTATTGTTAAAGCAATAACGACAACTGGACCTGTTAATTCTTCGAACATTTTGCAATGTAATCTCTATATGGGTTTATAGAGTTATTTATGAATTCCAAGATGTCTAGATGAGATTCTTACCTGTATAATTCCATTATAATATTTATCATCAAAAAGCACTCTTCTCTTCATCTGTTCTTCTAATTCTGCGTAGGACAACTCACCCTTAGACTTACACATCTTTAGGATGCGTCTTTCGTATTGTTCGAGACCTTTCTCTTCGACAAGGAGTTTGAGAGTCTCATTTGACCCAACATAGTCACGCCAGTCGGATTGCTTAGTAACAATTCTCTTACGTTTCTTTCCTTTGAGAGGGGGGAGTTTTCGGGTTGACCAAAAGTTCTTTTTACCGACATACATTTTGCCAGTATCTCGTTCTGTTATCAGGTAGACAAACCCGACATAGTCTTTTAGGTATTCGTCGTCGGGGTCAAAGGGACGACCGCACCAGACCCACTCTGTGATGGGCTGGGGGTCTATGGCTCTTCCGTAGTAATCGGAGTCTGTCATCCCCATTCCCCACCTTCTTGTGGGGTACCGCACATGGGGCAGTGCGTTGGTAACTCTCCGTTACCTTCTTTTACAATCAGTGTTAGTTCACTTTCACATACATCGCACGATAAATCGTACTCATATTCTTCTTGTTCTTCGTACATTCATGCTACCTCATTCCACCCCCAATCGCCTTCCATACCGACTACGGAGTATTCTGTGACTCTCTTCTCGAAGAAGTTATCGTGGGACGCCCCATTGAGCACCCAATCCAGCCATGGTAATG